TAGAATATTGGAATAAGATTAAAGAACTATCAAATGAAGCAGATGATGTAAGAAGTGAGATATATCACAAGTTAAATCTGTTATCAAATATGGTAGTATCAATTACAAGAGAAGTAGATAAGTTAGCAAATATAGTATTTGAAACAGAAGACAATATAAATAAGATTGAGGGAAGAGATATGAACTTAAACTCAATGTTAGCATTAAATAAATAATGACAATAAAGCACTTAGTTAATTCTAGGTGCTTTTTTTATTTAAAGGAGGTGTTGTGGGGGTGTATGATAAAGAGTTAATAAAATTAGAAGCTAAAAAAGAATTAGCTAGGAGAGATTTTTGGTATTATTGTAAATTACTAGGAAAAAAAGACTTTTACAATGATAAAAAAGAATATTTAAAAGATTTATGTAATCAGTTACAAAGTTTTATTGATTCTAATAAAAAAATATTAGTTATTAATATGCCCCCTCGACTCTGATTTGGTAAATCTTACACAGCAACCTTATTTGTTCAATGGTTGTTAGGAAGAAATAATAAGTTAAAAATTATGACTGGATCATATAATGAAACTCTTTCTTCTACATTTGCTAAGCAAGTAAGAGATATGATAGCAACAGAACAGACTCAAGGGGTAACAGTTTATAGAGATATATTCCCAGATACTAAAATAAAGTATGGAGAAGCCTCAATGAATAAGTGGGCTTTGGAAGGAAGTCAAGTTGCAAACTATTTAGCTACATCTCCAACAGGAACTGCAACAGGATTTGGAGCAGATTTAATAGTTATAGATGACTTAATAAAAAACTCTGAGGAAGCATATAACTCTAATGTCCTTGAAAAGCATATTGATTGGTTTACTAATACTATGTTATCAAGAACAGAAAAAGGTTTTAAATTAATAATCATAATGACCAGGTGGGCAAGTAATGACCTAGCTGGTTTTATTTTGTCTAATTATGATGATGTGGTTCATATAAATTATAAAGCTATCAATGATGATGGAACTCCACTTGATGAAGGAACATTATCATTAGAGGATTTTGACTTTAAAACTAAGAATATGTCAAAAGAAATTGTATATGCCAACTATCAACAAGAGCCAATAGACATTAAGGGTAGATTATACAATGAATTTAAAACTTATGTAGATTTACCAAAAGAAAAGATTGTTAAAATATCTGCCTATTGTGATACAGCTGATACTGGAGATGATTTTCTATGTAATATCATATATGCAGATTGCAAAGATAGTGCCTATATATTGGATGTTATCTATACCAAGGAATCTATGGAAATAACAGAACCTATGGTTGCAGAAGCATATAAAAAGTTTAATGTGAATGTTGCAGATATAGAAAGTAATAATGGTGGTAGAGCATTCGCAAGAAATATTAAAAGAATTACAAGAGATAAAGGAAATTATAAGACAGTTATTAAATGGTTCCATCAATCAGGAAATAAAATAGCAAGAATATTATCAAATAGTGCTTGGGTAAATGCAAATATCTATATGCCTATTGATTGGAAAAATAAATGGAGTGAGTTTGCAAAAGACATTATTTCTTATCAAAAAGAAGGGAAAAATAAACATGATGATGGACCTGATGCTTTAACTGGTGTTGCTGAGAAATGTAATAAAATATCAGGATTATCTTTCGAATAGGAGTTAATAATGTGGGAATGGATAAAAAAACTATTTAAAAAGCCAAAGGTGGAAAATATGGAGATTAGAAAACTTGAATATTTAATAAGTCAATGGCTTTCTTCAAAAACTAGAGTGGACCAGGTGAATGGAGAAAGATATTACAAAGGAAGTCATGACATATTAAGTAAAAAAAGAAAAGCAATAGTAGAAGGTGGTAGATTAGAAGATATTAATAACTTAGTCAATTCTAAACTTGTGGATAACCAATATTCAAAAATGGTTGACCAAAAAGTTAATTATATTTTAGCTAAGAAACCAACTTTTATTTGTAAAAATGAAAATGTTTTGAAATTATTTGGTAATAAGTTTCTAAGAACTTTAAGAAATTTAGGAGAGGATACTCTTAATGGTGGTATAGGTTGGATATATCCATATTTTAACCAAAAAGGTGAATTACAATTTAGAAAATTTGAACCTTCTGAAATATTACCAATATGGACGGATAACAATAAGGATGAATTAGAATTAGTTATAAGATTATATGAAGTCTTAGAGTTTCAACATAATAGTTTAGTTCCAGTTAAAAAAGTAGAAGTTTACTCAGGAAATGGAGTAGACTTTTTTATTTGGAATGATAGTTTAAAACCTTTAGGACATTCAGATTATATATCTATAGGAGAAGAAACATACAACTGGGGAAAAGTTCCATTAATTCCTTTTAGAAGTAATAACTTAGAACAACCTTTGATATGTAGAGTTAAGTGCTTACAAGATGCCTTGAATGAGATAATCTCTAAATTTCAAGATAATATGATGGAAGATGCAGGAAGTACAATTTTAATCTTAACTAACTATGATGGAGAGAATTTAGGAGAGTTTAGAAGAAACTTAGCAACATATAGAGCAGTAAAAGTTACAAATACGGATGGTGGCAAAGGTGGACTTGAAGCACTTCAAATAGAAGTTAACTCTGAAAACTATGCTTTAATAATCAAATTACTTAAAAAAGCAATAATAGAAAATGCAAGAGGCTTTGATGCTAAAGATGAAAGACTTGGAAATAATCCTAATGAGATGAATATTCAATCTATGTACTCTGATATAGATTTAGATGCTAATCAAATGGAAGTAGAATTTCAAGCATCTTTTGAAGAGTTAATGTGGTTTATAAATAAAGCTTTAAATATTGATGAAACTCTTGATGTAATATTTAATAGAGATGTTTTAGTAAATGAATCTGAAACAATTAATAATTGTAAAGCTAGTGTTGGTATCATATCTCAAAAAACTATAATAACTCAACATCCTTGGGTTGATAATGTTGATGAAGAAATAAAACAACTTGAAAAAGAAAATAAAGAATTAGATCCTTATCTAGGAGATTTTGGAACTAAAAAAGTTCCTGATTTAGATGAGTAATAACTACTGGACTAAAAGATTTGAAGAAGAAGAGAAACAAAGAAATATATCAAATAAAGCTCAAATCAAAGAAATTGAAAGACAATATAAAATAGCAGAGAATAAAATAAAAAGTGATATTGAAAAATGGTATATCAGAATAGCTGATAATAATCAAATATCATTAGCTGATGCTAAAAAATTACTAACTAAAGATGAATTAAAAGAGTTTAAATGGACTTTAGCAGAGTATACTCAAAAAGCTAAAAGTGTAGCATGGAAAAAAGAACTTGAAAATGCTTCTGCAAGAGTTCATATTCAAAGATTGGAGGCTTTACAACTTCAAGTTAAAAATAGTATTGAAACTTTAAGAAATAAAGAAAATGAGATGCTAGAAGATTATTTAATAAAGAATTATGAAGATACTTATTATCATTCATTGTATGAAATTTCAAAAGGATTGAATCTTAAAACAAGTTTTGCTACTTTAGATAAAAATAAGATTAATCAAGTCATAGGAAAGCCTTGGTTAAAAGATGGGAAAACTTTTTCAGATAGGATTTGGCAAGACAAGGAACAATTAATAAATACATTGAGAACTAAAATTACTCAATCTTTTATAACTGGTAGTACATTAGATGAAGCTATTGAAGATATATCTAAATTTGTTTCTGATAAGATAAAAAATAAAGAGTATGTTGCAAGGAGATTACTAGAAACAGAATCTGCTGCTTATGCTTCAAAAGCACAGATAGAAGCTTTCAAAAGTATAGATGTTGAGAAATATGAAATAGTAGCAACATTGGATTTACATACTTCTGAAATTTGTCAAGAAATGGATGGAAAGGTTTTTAATATATCTGATTATGAAGTAGGAGTTACTGCAAGTCCTTTTCATTGTAACTGCCGCTCAGTTATAGCTCCATACTTTGATGATGACCCCACAAGAGCATCAAGAGATGAAAATGGAGAGTATAAAGAAGTTAAGTACATGAATTATAAAGAATGGAAAGACCAATATATTAAAAAAGAAGTTATTGAAAGAGCTTCAGATGAAGAGTTAGAAAGAAAATTACCAAGATTAACTAGACAAAAGGAAGGATTTACAAGACAAAAAGAAAAAATAACTTGCTATAAAGCAACTGGAACAAAAAATAAAATCTATATGGAAGAAAAAACCAAAAATAGTATTATGATAGATGATTTTAACAATAAAACTTCTGTTAAAGAATCTATTAAATACATAGATGAAACCTTATCAAAGGCATTTGAAACTATGGGAATGGATAAAAATGATTTTGGAGATTTAAAGGTAATTGTAATGACAAAGGAAAATACATTTGCTTCATACTATCCTAAAGGAAATGTTATATATATAAATCCTGTATATCTAGGAAGTGAGAGAACATACAATAAAATCTTTGATAGTGGAATATTAAAAAGTTTAACTAATTCAGATAATATTTTATCAAACTATATCCATGAATTAACTCATGCTTATGAAAATATGTATTATAAAAAATTCTATAAAGGCATGGATATATTAAAAATAAAAAAGGAAAATTTAGATAAAATCCTTGCTTTTGTAAAAGAAAATAAGTATAATATAGAAGAAGAAATAAGTTTGTACGCTTATGAAGAAAAAAAAGATATTAGTGAGTTATTAGCTGAATCATTCACTGGTAAAAAGCTAGGTAAAAAAAGTTTATTAATAGATTACATATTGAGTTTATATAATTTATAGGAGGAGTAAAATGACAATAATCATAGATCCTGAATATCGGAAATTAGCAACATTGTTAGCTCCTTATTGGGTGTATGACAAAGAAAAAAAGGAATTTATAATTCCAGAAGATGCACCAAAAGAAATTCATGATGCTGCTAAAAGGAAACAGGAACTTTGGGAAAAATATCAGGAATATTAAAATTAAGAGAGTTTTTAACTCTCTTTTTCTTTTGATTGGAGGTAAATTATGGAGGATAAAAAAATTAAAAAAATTCTTGAAGTAATGGATGGAGTATCACTTCAAGAATGGAAAAACTTAAAATCTTATTTTGATAATAAATTTTATCTTAATAAAAAGTTTGAAAATAATGAATTAGCATTTAAAACTGTAAAAACTTTTTTTAATTCAGACCAGGAATCCAGCCTTTAACTTCTTTTAAAAAGTTATAGGCTCTTTTCATTTCAGAATTATCTTTTAAATAAGAGTAACCCTCTGTAGTTAATCTTGGATTTACAGCTTTAAATCCTGATATACCTGGAATGATAATAAGACCTTTTACAAGTTTATCATCAATGATATTTTCAATAATTACCATAAGTTCGGATTCTTTCAGTTTTAATTTTTCTAAACTAAGAGTTTCATCATAGTCAAATGAATTATTGTAAGAACTTTCTTCAATAGCTTTGAGAACTTGGTAAACACTGACAAAGTAATCTTTCATAGTTTCACCTCCTGAGAAAAATTATATCATATTTAAAAATTTTTCTGTTAAAAGAGGTTGTAATTATATTAAAATTGTCATTTTTTGTATTATCCCTTGACAAACTCTAATATTTATAGTACAAATAGTATTATAACTATTAGGAGGGGATTTTATGAAAAGATTTTTATTGCTTTTAATGCTTTTACTTTCATTCAATATCATGGCTGAATTAAATGATGTTCCAGTTGAAAAAGGAGAGTACAAAGGCTATAGGAAATTAGTTGGACATGAATATCAAGATAGATTTGATGTTTATTTTAAAGTTACTGGTGGTGGACAACAAATAGCAACAGTTCCTACATTTAAAGGCATAAATTTAAAAGAAAAAGTTACTCTTGAAATGCCTGATGGAGGAAAAAGAAGTGCTACTAAAAAAGAATGGTTTAAACTTTTTAGAACTTTAAAATTTGATTCAAGTTGGAGTAGATATTTTAGAGAAAAATATGATAATTTTTATAGTGAGTGGTTAAGTACAGTACCTACTTCTGATGTTGAAGAAATGGTTATAAATTATATAGCAACTCAATATAAAGGAGAAGTAGAAACTTCAACAAATTCAGATAATAATGAAGTACCTTCAACTTATGTAGATCCTGTTAGTGCTGAACTAGCTGAACGTGAAGCTTTAAAAAGATACCAAACACCTATTGAAGATCCACCACAAGAGAAAAAAGAAGAAAAAGGATTTCTTCAAAATGCCTTTGAAGCTATATTCGGATTATAAATAAAACAAAAAATTTAAGAGAGAGTAAAACCTCTCTTTTATTTTTTAAAAATTTCTCTTGACTTTTGACGACAGATATAATATAATACTTTTGTCGTCAGAAAGGAGAGTGAAATATGGATGACAAAAAGAAAATGGGTAGACCTACAAATGACCCAAAAGATGTAAAATTAACAGTAAGAGTCAATAAAGCAACTAATGAGATATTAGAAAAATATTGTAAAGAAAATAATATTTCTAAGGTTGAAGGAGTTAGAGAGGCTATAAATAGGTTGCCTATAAAAGAAAAATAAAAGAGTGATATTCAGTCCCTGAGAAAGATTTGAAATATCACTCACCACCAAAGTATTGGTATGTAAATATTATACACTGCATACCTCTATTTTGGCAACTAAAAAATTAAAATGGAGGTATTTT